TACTATTCTTGCTTGGTCACAAAGATATGGTGTTAATTCATGGTTTTGTCCTAATCGCCAATTCGCCGAAAAAACTACATTTTTGATTTTGCGCCGGTTCTGGTTAGACAGGCAACCGGATGGTTTCATGGAGTTCAACAAGCTATGAAGACACCCACAAAGAACGACAAAAAGCAGACACAAACTAAACCCGATAAAATCAATATCAACCCAGAGCCGGAATGCAAACTATCAGCCCAAGCCATGCTTGATGCCGCAAATCAACAAGCGGAACAACAAGGTCAACCGCCACCAGATGGGGTTATTCCGCCTAAAACAATTCTGGCTGCCCTGAATGGCAATGAGGACGGTGACGCCGCCTTATTTATCAGACTAAACAAGGGAAAACGCTTATATGACCTATATGCAGATCCAAATTTTGCCTGGTATTACTGGAATGATCATTATTGGCGGCAAGATATCAAGAAAGAGGCAATCCGAGCGACAACAGAGGTAGTTGCACTATACGAGTCACAACTTCAGCGAGAGCTATGGGAAATGGCAAAAATAGAATCTGGAGGGTGCGAATTATCTAATTCTGAAAAAGAAAATAAGCTTAAAAAGCTTAGAAAAATAATCAAAGAATTAAACGCCAGAACTACATCTTTGCAAACCCTCAAACGCAAAAAGAGCGTCTGCAATCTTGCGGCGACAGGTGTTGACTCTCTTGGATATGTCGGTGATGCCTGGGACTCCGACCCATGGCTACTTGGATGTAAAAACGGTGTTATTAACCTTCAAACCGGCGAACATCGGCCAGGTCAGCCAGAGGATTATATTAAGACCGTTTCACCGGTGCCATGGGACGAGTCCGCAAAATGCGAGGAATGGGAGAAGTTCTTATTTGAGATATTTGAAGAGGATATCGAGATAGTTGGATTTTTACAAAGGCTCTTAGGATATGCAATCACCGGCCTACGAACCGAACATATATTCCCCATATTTTGGGGAGAGCGGGGTAGGAACGGGAAAGGAACTATTTTTGAAATCCTAAAATATGTTTTAGGTGAAATGGCGTATCGGGCTCCAACTGAGCTATTAGTTCAACAAAATGCGTCCGTGTCAACCGGCGGTGCAGGTGCCAATTCTGCCTTGATGAAATTCATGGGCGTTAGGCTTGCATGGGCCAGTGAAGCGAACAAGAAAGACCGGCTCGACTCCGCAAAGATCAAGGAATATTCCGGTGGTGACACGATATCAAGCCGTAATCCGTATGGGCGCAAACAAATAGAGTTTCAGCCCACACATACGCTTTTTTTGCTCGTTAATCCTCGACCCCAAGTCGATGCGGAAGATGATCCGTTTTGGAGGAGAGTTATTTTATTCCCGTTCAACCTCACATTTGTTGAAAATCCTGATCCACGCAAGCCATGGGAGCGGCCAATCAACAAAGGTTTGCTTGATAGTCTCAAAAAAGAAGCGCCTGGAATTATGCGATGGCTGGTGGAGGGAACGCTTGAATGGCAAGAAATGGGGTTACGAGTCCCCGAGAAGCTTTCCGCAGCAGCGAATAACTATCGGAATGACGAAGATTTATTCCAGCATTTCCTTGATGATAGGTGTGCCGTTGACGAGGACAATATGAATTTCAGAACAAAACCTAAAGAACTGTATGCAACATATAAGAGTTGGTGTCTTGAATCTGGTTTTAAACCATTAAATCAAAAACATTTTAATGAATCGGCTGTGCGGAAATTTGGAGAATTAAAAAAAGAACGAGGAGTTAGAACGTATCGTGGGGTAACACTTTTAACTGGAGTTTTATAAAATGTTTATAAAATACCTATTAAAATCGGCCCCCTGGGGTATCAAATCAGCCCCCTGGGGTATCAAATCGGCCCCCTGGGAAACTCATTTTGCCCTTTATTTCTCTAATATGCCCCCTATAAAAATATATAACTATTTAATATTATTATATATATATATATATAGGGGGCGAATATATACATATATTACATGTACCTACACACACGCATGTATATGTGAAATCTATTTTTGTTTCTGTACACAAGTCTTGAAAACAGGGGTCAAATCGGCCCCCTGGATAATTTTTAACCAAATATTGAATAAAACCAATATCTTACAGGGGGCCGATCAGGGGGCCGATTTTAAACTAGGGGGCCGATCAGGAATCAACTGGATACTTTCTACCCACAATAGCGAGCAATAACTCATAATGAATGATATTTTACAGATAATAGAGTCAGCAACCGGGAACCATTATAAAAAAATGGCATCAACTCATGGCGGAGAATATAAAGGCCCGTGTCCATGGTGTGGAGGTGATGACAGATTTTCCATTCACCCATCCAACGAACATTATGTTTGCAGGCGATGTGGTGCCGCTGGCGACTCCATAACGTTCACAATGAAGTTTCATAACATGCCATACCTCAAAGCATGTATAGAATTAGGCCGTGAGCCAAAATTCAATAATTCCACGTCAATTTACAACAGAATCATAAAAGAGGACACATGGACACCCAGGGAGACCTGTCACCCATGCTTGACATGGCAGGCTAAAGCCGAGGCTGTTGCATTCAACGCTTTTAAATTTCTCATGTCTCTAAACGGGAAAACACACAGAGAGTTTCTTTCAGCCAGGGGGATATCTATCCAATCAATCAAAAAAGCTCGTCTTGGATACAATCAATCAACCGTTTCTTTTGACCGGGCATCCTGGGGGCTTGATTCGGAGCAATTAAAAACCGGCGGTACCGGCGGTCAAAAATCAATCTGGATACCAGAAGGTTTTATTATTCCATTTTTTCAAAATGATAAAATTGTCAGGATACGAGTTCGCCAGGCAGATCCAAACGCAAACCAGCGGTATATTCTCGTCGCTGGGTCTTCCACGGAGTATATGAGTTTTCCTGGTGATAAGAGTATAGCACCGGCTGACACGGCTTTTCTCGTTGAGGCTGAACTTGACGCAATACTATGCAACCAAGAGTTCGGTGAATCAACTACCGTATATGCCATTGGCAATACAACAGCACGGCCCGATACATTGACACATGCCGAATTAACCAAAAAGAAAAAAATAACCTTATGTTTGGACAACGACGATGCAGGCACACATGAAACAACATGGTGGAAGAATCAATATGGGCAAAATATTGTTGTCTCTCAACCAGTGCCAATCGAATTCGGCAAAGACCCCGGTGAAGCATTCCAAAACGGTTTTGATTTAAAAACAATGGCAAACCGAGTAGCAATACATCAATCAAAATCGATCGCTCTTAAATCGGCCAAAAAACGCACGGAAACGGCAAACATAGAAAAACAAGAGTCAGTAGTTGATTTATCATCAAATATCGTTGACCCGGTAAAAACAATTCAACAATCAACCCCCCAGCGAGTAAATAAAATATGTCTACACGGTCATCAATGCGTTTCTGCAAAAAACGGGATATGTTTAGCCACACATCAACACTTTAGTGACTTAGAGAAATGCCCACGAGATCAATGGTATTTTTACGGCGAAGGGAATATTAAACAAGTAATTTATGGATGCAGTTTTAAAACGAAAAAGGAGAAAATTTATAAATGAATCCAAGCAACAAGTTAGAGATGGATCGGGCGATCAAAGAGACAAACAAATTCAACGGGCATGGTGACAAAATGAGCGAAGAGCAGACAAGATCCACAGACGTCAACAAGCGACCACGGGGCAACATGCTAAACCGGGCAATCGACATAATCAACGGGGCACGCCAGAATCAATACGGAGCGCCGGAGGATTCTTTTGCAACTATAGCGTACTACTGGAATACATATCTCGACAGCATCGGTATCGATATTGATGATTGCAGTATATCGGGCAAGGACGTGTCAATGATGATGGCACTCTTAAAAATTGCACGAATGTCGGTTCAGGGATACAAGCAAGACAACTTTGTAGATGCGGCAGGATACTTGGGCATAGCTGACGACATGATAGCAGCGCAGGAGGATGGCAAATAATGGCAGTCTCAGAAGTTTTTACAATCTGCAACGCTTATGAATCAGGCGTGGGGAATGGTTACAGGTCAACAGGGCACATTAATCCATATGGAAAAAATACTGACGAGCATGAAGCTTATGAACTTGGCTACACTCAGGGTCTTGAAAATAGAATAAACGATGAGGAGGACGGCAAAGAATGAAAATATCTACGACATTAGAAACGATAGATAAAACCCAGGAATATTTGAACTATATAAGAGATCATGCTTTAAATGTCAGAAAGGCGTGGGGGGAGGTACAAGAAAAATGTAAAGATATGCGGTTTATGTGGGATGATTACTACTTCTTTTCAATATCCGATGAAGTAGATTTCCATGATCTTTCAAAATTATCAGAATTTGAATTTGTGCAGTATAGGAAATCGTTTTATCCAACGGAA